AGCAGTAATAAATGGCATTCAATACATTGGCGGCCAAACATCGGCAAATGAATTTATAAACAATCAAGCAGGCACTATTGATGGTACACAAACTGTTGAGAACGGAGTTCTTGCAGGTCCTATCACTATACCTGGAACAATCACAGTAACAGGAGTATTAGTCATTGTCTAAAATAGAAGTAAATACAGTTGACGTACAATGTGGATCTACATTAACTTTAGGTTCATCAGGTAAAACTGTTACATTAGCAACTGGTGCATCTCAATCGGGTTTCGGAAGAACAGGAACAGTTGATTGGTGTACTACTGCAAAGACAAGTCCTTTTACAGCAGTATCAGGCGATGGATTTTTTATAAACACAACAAGCGGTGGAATTACAGTAACATTACCTAGTTCACCGTCAGCGGGTGATATTGTGGCATTCAAAGATTATGCAAGCACTTGGGATACTAATAATGTTACAATATGTAGAGGTGGATCAAAAATTAATGGACAATGTACTAATTCAATTTTAGACACAGAATCACAATCAGTAACTTTAATTTATGTAGATGGGACTAAAGGTTGGCAAGATATTCAAGATTCAACTGCCAATGTAACAGGAACAACTTTTATGTCTGCATCTGGTGGAAATACCACTATTACTTGTGGTAATTTTAAAACACATATTTTTACAGCTTCAGGATGTTTTGCAGTAAGTAGTGTTTCAAATGTAACAGCAAATAATGCAGTAGATTATTTAGTAATAGCTGGCGGTGGATATGGTGGTAATGGAGCTTGTTCTAGTGGTTATGCAGGAGGTGGTGGTGGTGCTGGAGGTTTTAGACTTTTTTCTTCTGCTCCAGGTTCAAACTCACCATTAGTTGCACCAGCAGGACATACAGTTTCAGTACAAACTTATCCAATAGCAGTAGGAGCAGGTGGAACAAATCCAGGAACTGGTGGTAGTGTTTCAACTTTTTCTACAATAACATCAGCAGGTGGTGGGGCAGGAGCAACTAAAAATGCACCTACTCCTTCAGAACCACCATCAACAAGAAAAAATGGACATCCAGGAGGTTCAGGAGGTGGAGCATCATCTATGGCTCCGTCTTGCGGAACCGGAGGAACAGGAAATACACCTCCTGTAAGTCCAGTGCAAGGAACAGACGGAGGAGACGGAACACAAGCTAACAACACCGCTGGAGGAGGCGGTGGAGGAGCAGGTGCAGCAGGTTCAGATGGTGCACCAGGTTCTGCTGGTGGAGCAGGTGGAGCAGGTTCATATATTGCAGACCCATTTATAGGTCCAACAGCTCCAAGTTATGGAACACCTGGTCCAGTTTCTAATACAAGATTTTTTGCTGGAGGTGGTGGCGGAGCAAGTGGTGTTCACCCAAGTAGTGCAGGTAGTTCTGCAGGAGCAGGTGGTGCAGGTGGTGCAACGGCTGGCGTAACAACTGGAATTACAACTGCTGCTACAGCAAACACAGGTAGTGGTGCTGGAGGTTCAAGTGGAGCAAACAATCCAGGTCCAAATGGTCATGCTACTGGTGGATCAGGAATAGTAATGATAAGATATAGATTTCAATAGGTAAATTATGAGTACAATTAAAGTAGATAAAATAGAAAAAAGATCAGGAAGCACACTTACATTAGGTGGACCAAGCACAGCTGTAACTTTGGCTTGTGGTGCAACTCAAACAGGATTTGGTAGAACCGGCACAGTTGATTGGTGCACAACAGCAAAGACGTCACCTTTTACTTCAGTAAGTGGTAATGGATATTTTGTTAATACAACAGGTGGAGTAGTAACTGTAACTCTACCTTCAAGTCCAAGTGCTGGTGATATTGTTTCTATAAATGATTATGCTAGAACTTTTGGTAATAACAATGTAACAATTTGTAGGAATAGTTCAAAAATGTGTGGTAACTGTTTTAATAGTACTTTAAAAACAAATGGTCAATCAATCACAATGATTTATGTTGATGGGACCAAAGGTTGGAAAGCAGTTAATGATGATGATGTTGGTGCTTTAGGAGCAGAGTTTATTGCTGCAACAGGTGGTACGATAACGACTTGTGGTAATTTTAAAATGCATACTTTTACATCAAATGGATGTTTTCAAGTTACTAATGCTGGTAATTCAGGTGGTTCTAATACAGTTTCATATTTAGTCGTTGCTGGTGGTGGTGGCGGTGCAGGTAGATATGGTGGCGGTGGAGGAGGTGGAGGATTTAGAGAAGGTAAATGTACATCTGATCCTTATACAGCTAGTCCATTAAACGCACCAGACGGCTTACCAGTTTCAGTACAAACTTATCCAATAACAGTAGGAGCAGGTGGAACAAATGCACCATCTGCACCATCAAACGCAGAAGGTACTCCAGGAGGAGTTTCAACTTTTTCAACAATAACATCTGCTGGAGGAGCTAGAGGTGGAGGACAAAGTGGTACTGGTTGTAGAAATGGAGGATCAGGTGGGGGTGGTTCTTATGGTACTTCAGGAATAGGAGCTGCAGGTACTGGAAATACACCTCCAGTTTCACCTCCTCAAGGCAATCCTGGAGGCACAGGATCAGCAGCACCTTTGAATGCTATGGGTGGTGGTGGCGGTGCTACAGAGGCAGGTCAAGCCGGATCAGGACCTCCAAATAAAAGCGGTAGAGGTGGAGCAGGTGGAACAACAAATATACCTGGTTCACCAATTTCAAAATCAGGCGGTGGAGGTGGAGCATCAAGCACACCTGAAAGTATAACAGCAGGTGCAGCTAGTCCTTGCGGTAGTGGTACAGCAGGTGCATCAGGTCCAGGAAGTCCAGCATCTAACGCAGCCGCAAATAGTGGTGGTGGAGGAGGAGGTGGAAATTATTATAGTCCACCTGACGCAACAACATCAGGTCAAGGAGGATCAGGAATAATAGTAATAAGGTATAAATTTCAATAGTTGAAATAGGTTTAAAAATATAATATAAGGAGAACATTATGGCACATTACGCAAAACTAGGAATAAACAGTAAAGTTATAGGAGTAGAAGTTGTAGCTGATGCTGATTGTCAAAACGCTGATGGCATTGAAGATGAAGAAGTAGGAAGACAGTTTATGGAAAGAATCCATAGCTGGCCTTTATGGAAAAAAACATCTTACAATACATCTGGTGGACAACATAAATTAGGCGGAACACCTTTAAGAGGTAACTACGCAGGTATAGGTATGACTTATGATGAAGATAACGATATTTTCATTAGTGCTAAACCTTACGCTAGTTGGGTCTTAAATACATCAGAAGCTAGATGGCAATCACCAATAGGTGATGCTCCAGCACTATCTGAAGAAGAAACTCTTACTCATAGATATGAGTGGAATGAATCTACAGGTGCTTGGGATAAGACAGCCAAATAATAATATTGACATTTTAAATATATTTTATTACATATCTAGATAGGTATGCACAAGAAAGTATTAACAGAAATAGACTTATATACAGGTGAAATTTCTATGCCCAAAGGCTTTGAAATTGATCGCGATAAAATAAGAAATGACATCATAGAATCTTACGTAAAACAAAAAAGAATTAACACTAATCCACGAGCTTATGCTTTTGATGATTATGTTGTACCTTTTTCTCAACCTCTACAATGGATGCAAGATTATATGAGAGATCATTGGAGATCTGAATATAATTATACACTAGTGAACAAAAATATGCACGGCAATGTTCTACATCCTAAAGAAAAGTCTTGGACAAGAAATCAAGTTGAACCTGTTGATTTACGTAACTCACCAGACTATACATTAATATATGGTGTTGATGTTAAAGAAGGTTCTTCTGAATGTATTATTGAATATGATGACAACAGAAGAAAGAATAGAACTTGGCATTTACCTATAAAAAATAATTACTTTATAATGTTTCCAGCTACTAATAAGTATTCTTTTTCACCTAATACTTCTAATGGCTTAAATATAATTTTAACAATTAACTATGAATATATCTAATTACTATTGGTACTTTGAATCTGTAATACCACCACGAATATGTGATCTTATTGTTAAGTATGGTAAAGCAGAAAAACAAAGAGAGATTATGGCCATCACAGGTGGTTTTGGTAGAGATAGAGATTTAAATAAAAATCCTCTTAACAAAGAAGAAGTAAAAAATTTACAAAAGAAAAGAGATTCTAATATTATTTGGATGAATGATACTTGGATTTATAAAGAAATACATCCTTATGTTCGTATGGCTAATAAAAATGCAGGTTGGAATTTTGAATGGGATTGGTCAGAATCTTGTCAGTTTACCATATATAAAAAAGGTCAATATTATGATTGGCATTGTGATAGTTGGGATAAACCTTATATGGAAGAAGGTCCAACAAAAGGTAAGATTAGAAAATTATCTGTAACCGTAACGTTAACAGATCCAAAAGAATACAAAGGTGGAGAGTTAGAGTTTGATTTAAGGAATGAA